ATACTAATAAATATAAAACAGTATTTGCTCAATACAACAGTAATAGCACAGGCGGAGAGTTAGATGTTGGATTATGGCAAAATACTTCCGCTATTAACCGAATAGATATTGATACGCCTACAAGTAATGATTATGCCGTAGGCTCAGTTATCACTCTATACGGAATAAAGGCGGCATAATATGGCAGCGACATATACTCTTATTGAAACAGTAACGGTAACTTCAGGAACGCCTAGCACCATATTATTTTCTGCAATACCGCAAACTTATGATGATTTGCTTATCAAAATGAGTATGCGCACTAATGAAGCAGGAGTTTATTACTCTGATACAGATATTACTTTGAATAGTGAAAGTTCGCGCCGTTGGAACGGTTTTTATTCAGTAAATAATACTCCAGCAGGTTCAGCAACTACGGCTTTTAACATTATTGGTCCTTCAACCGCAGGGAGCACAACGGCTAATGTATTCAGTAATGTTGAAATCTATATCCCTGACTATAAAAGTAGTAACGATAAAGCGGTAGGTTCAACTGGTGCGCAAGAAAACGATTCTAACAGTAATAACGGTATTTCTTGTATGTCGAATAAAGTAGTTAATGGTACGGCTATTACAAGTATTGAACTTGACCCTTTTAACGGTACGCTAGTTACTTATTCTTCCGCATCACTTTACGGAATATCAAAAGCATAAGGAGATAAAATGGCACTAACTAAACTTGTAGTGGATTGCTCTACGGGTGTAACTACGGAAGTAGAGTTTACTCCTGAAGAAACAATTGAATACGAAATAAAGCAAGCGGAATATAATGCTTGGAAAGAACAACAAGCCTTAGAAGCCGAAGCCAAAGCCGAAGCAAAGGCAAGCGCGCTTGCTAAACTTACTGCGCTTGGTTTAACGGAAGAAGAAGCGCAAGCCTTAGCAAACTAATAGTAGGAAGGTCGGCAAATGGCTACTACCTATCGGTATTTATTTGCCGATTTACTTACTAACGAGATAGTTGCCGAACTTCCTTTAACTGGCGTTTCTTTTAACCAACAGTTAAATACCGCCGGAACGTTCCAAGGGCATATTCTCTTATCCGGTATAAATACTTATGACTATAACGTAGATGCCGCAACACTTCCGGCGCGTAACTGTTTATACGTAGACCGTAACGGCATACTCGTATGGGGTGGCGTTATCTGGCAACGTTCTTATAACTCCGATAGCCAAACGCTTTCTATTACGGCGCGCGAGTTCGAGAGTTATTTTGAAAAACGCCTTATAACTTCTACAGAAGCCTTTAATAATACAGACCAACTTGTAATCGCTAGAACTCTTATAGATAACGCGCAAGCCGTAACGGACGGCGATATAGGAGTGATTACTAATAGCGAAACGTCCGGCGTACTAATAGACCGCGTTTATTACGATTACGAGTTTAAGCAAGTATGGCAAGCGATTAAAGATTTAGCCGACCAAGATGACGGTTTTGATTTTAATATTAAAGTTGAATACGATAACGTTACAAACGAACCTACTAAAACGCTAGTTTTAGGTTATCCGCGTACAGGACATATAGATACCGGCGTAGGAGATACGGATACAAACGTATTTATTTTCCCTGCCGGAAATATTACGGCTTACGAATATCCTGAGGACGGTTCTATTACTACTAATAGTCTTTACGTTACAGGCGCAGGTTCTAACGAAGGAAAGTTATTAGTAAACGCACTTGCTAACGATTCGTTTATAGATGGCTTTCCGCTTTTAGAATCTACTATTTCTTATTCCGATATAACGGATACTACTGTTATAAATGAACTTGCTATTGGTCGCGTATTAGCATTAAGCGAACCGCCACCGATTATTAAAGTAGTAGTACCGGCTTTTGTAGAACCTGAATACGGCGCATATTCGATAGGTGACGATATACGCCTTATGATTACAGATGAGCGTTTTCCCGAAGGATTAGACGAGATTTACCGTATTGTTGGGCTTAACGTAGAACCTGGTGAAGACGGACCAGAACGCGTAACTATGACCCTAACGATTACTACGAACTGAGAACTTATGGCATATATAAATCAACCACCTGATTTGCGCGTTATGTTTAACGATATTTACCAACGCCTAAATAAGTTAGAAACTGCGCAAAGATTTACCGCGCCTAACGTAGATTTTGATACAAGTACGCCAACTAATCCGCGCGTAGGCGATATTTTTTATGACACATTTGACGATTTACTTAAATATTGGAACGGTACTACGTGGATACAAATAGCGGACAATAACTTATCTCCGTTAGTTACTACGGCGTATCCGACCCTACATACAACGGGAACTGCGCCTACTTATACAGGAAATCCTGTAACTGTTGAAGGTGAGCGCGTAGGTAAAATGCTAACTGCCTATGCCGAAATATTAGGAACAACTGTTACAAACTGGGGTACGGGACAAATCTATTTTACGCTTCCCGTTGGTTTCCCTACCTTTGAACACGATGTTGTAGCACCCGGTTATATAACTGATAACGGAAATACTTATACTATTTTTGGTTTATTAGCCGAAGGCTCTTCTAATATGTATCTATGGTCGCCAACTTCTAACGGCGGTTCGGATATTGTTGATTACAACTCTCCTGCCGTTTTAGACACTACTTCCAAACTAATCCTTAATGGAGTTGCACTTATCGCCTAAGTGTTATGATAAACGTTATGACCGTAACAGAATGGACAGGGTTGGCGGTTAGCGTTACAACCCTAATAGGTGCGCTCGCCGTTGGCGTTCGCTTTTTAGTAAAGCATTATCTATCCGAACTAAAGCCTAACGGTGGTTCGAGTATGAAAGATAAACTTTCGGAAATAGATACTAAAGTTGATAAGTTGGAAGGAAGAATAGATGAAATCTACCAGTTCCTTATTAAACGGTGATTTAGTTTCACTTTACGCACAAGAAGAACTTCAATACGTAGAAGGTGCTAACAACGATACTAAATATGGTAAGTGGTACGGACTTAACTTTAATCCGTGGTGCGCTATGTTCGTATCGTGGGTATTTCATAAAGCAGGAGAGATAAAACGCATACAGGCTTCCGGCGCAAAAGGATTCGCTTCCTGTGACGCAGGATTAAAGTTTTTTACTCGTAAGAAAAAGTTAGTGCCTATCGGTCAAGCGCAAGTAGGCGATATTGCCTTCTTTCAGTTCGATACTGACGCCGAACCAGACCACGTAGGAATCGTTATTAAAAATACGGGTAAAGCGTTAGTGTGTATTGAAGGTAATACTTCATCAAATAAAAAAGGCTCACAAAGTAACGGCGGTGGCGTTTATAAAAAGAAGCGTCCCTATTCGCTTGTTATAGCGGTAGCCCGTCCATAGGAGAAATATGAAAGCCCTAACAAAATCGCAAAAGGCAGTTCTAAAGTCCGCACTTCGCCACTTTATTCTCGTAGCGTTACCTGTATGGGAAGTTAGTAACGGCGATACAAAAGCGTTCGTCTACGGACTTCTTGCCGCAGTAATCGGTCCAGCGATTCGCGGTATTGACAAAAATGACCCTGTATTCGGTAATGTTGCCGACTGGGTAGAAAAGGATTTGCGAAAAAAAGCAAAGCCTAAGAAGCCTAAGTTATAACTACATATCGGATACCTTGTAGTCCCGACACGTGTGGGGAAGTACGTGTCGGGACTATTTTTTTACTCTTACGTGTATTCTTCTCTTATGTCTTTAGAAGAATCTATAGAAGAGTTCCGTTATAAAGGCTTTGACGATATGTGCCCGTTTGGAAAACTAATAACAAACCTTCCCGAAACAGATAAGAAAGCGTTATTTAGCGCAATAGAAAAGAAGTTACCGGATATAACTCTTGCTAATGCTTTACGTAAAGAAGGTTACAAAATAGCCGAAATAAGTATTGCTAATCATAGAAAGAAAATATGCCGGTGCGTGAACAAGAGTTGAAAAAAATACTAGAAGAACGCCAAATGAATCACGGCGATTTCTATAGTAACTTTATTACTATCGGAAAAATCTGGGGTGCGCTTTTAGGTATCGAACCTATCGAGCCTTATAAAGTAGCGTTAATGATGGACGCATTTAAGACCGTAAGAGCGTTTAGAAATCCCGAACACGAAGATAACTGGTTAGATAAACACGGTTATACCGAACACGGACGAAGTTCTGCCTTTTACGATATTGGTAAAAAGAAGTGACGCTAGAGAAGCGACTATCTGAAATCCCCGAAGAAATCGCTTCTGAGGATTTAGACGAACTACGGCGCGCGTTAATCCGTACGCAGAAACAACTTAAAGAAGCGAAGCAACGTACCGAAGAGTTAGTAGCGGCAACGCAACAAGGCGCGTATGACGCTATGTTGGCTATGGGTCCAATAAAACCGGTACGAGATGTTGTACAAGATAAGAGTAAGAAAAAAGCGGAAGTAGCCCTATGGCATTTAACCGACTGGCAAGGCTCGAAGAAAACTACAACTTATAACTCTAAAGTTATGCGCGAACGCGTATTTAACTTTATAGAACGCGCTCGCCGTATTACGGAGATACAAAGAAAAGACCACCCCGTAAAAGAGTGCGTAATCCTTTTCGGCGGAGATATGGTTGAAGGTTTATTTAACTATCCTGCGCAGTTACACGAAGTAGATTCGACTTTATTTGAGCAGTACGTAACCGTTAGCCGTCTTATCGTAGACGCGGTAAGAGAAGCCTTAACTATTTATGAAAAAGTATTAGTAGTAGCGGAGTGGGGAAATCACGGACGTATCGGAAGTAAACGCGCAGACGTACCGCGTAACGACAATATTGACCGTATGTGTTACGAGTTAGCGCGACAGTTATTAGCAGATGAAAAGCGGATAGTTTGGCAAGACTGCCCTGATGACGTACAAAGAGTAGAAATCGGGAACTACCGCGCGTTACTGATTCACGGTGACGAAGTAGGAAGAAACGGTTTCGCAAGTCCTAACGCAATAGTTCAGCACGTTAATCGTTGGCGTAGCGGTGCATATCCGTGGGCTTTTCGTGATGTTTATATCGGTCACTATCACACACACGCTTGCTGGCCTATGGCTAACGGAGAAGGTTCGGTTTATCAGACTGGTAGTACAGAAAGCGATAATCGCTATGCGAGAGATTTACTTGCGGCAAGTGCTACGCCGTCACAAAGACTTCATTTTATTGACCCCGTTAAGGGAAGAGTTACTGCTGAATATAAAGTTTGGCTTGATTAAGAAACTCTGACGTATCTACGGAATCGTCAATACTAGAAGAATGTTCGATAGAGCATTTACCGCAGTTTAGGCACATTACTCTTCGTCATCATAGTCATCACCGTAGTCGCTCGTAATCAAACGCATATCGGTAATATCAATGTTATTTGCTTTAGCGGTACTAATCGCTTCCTTAAAAGTTGTAAGCGCGCGGTTAGTAATATCATCAACCATATCTGGGTATTCGGCTTCCGTTCCAATAGATACGTTTAAGCCACCCATACGAATCTCTACGTGTGTATATGTTGATTTTCCGTTTGCCATAGGTAAATGCTAACTCCGTTACGGTCTATCGGGTCAAGTAATCCGAATCCCTAGACGGGCAACGGCGTGTCTAAGCCCGATACCCCTAAACCCGTCCCGAACTCCCCTACGCGCCTAAAACCGGCTCTAAAGCCCGTATAGCCCGTTTACGGGGTATCTAGGGGACGGCGCGTTTTCCTTCCTATTGGTAAAGCGTTACGGCGCACCGTAAGATTTCCCTAGTACTACCAGAAAGCCCCTATCGCTCGTAGTAGTCGGAAACGATGAGAGCAGGTACGCAAGTAAGGGAACGTACAGGGACATTGAGAACTACATAGAGATAGCGTTACAAAATCCTAAAAACGAAACAGCGTGTGCGCTTCGGCGTACACGTTGTAACGCAATAGTCGCGTATTGCGTCTGAAGAGTTAGCGAAGGGATAAACAATGGGAATCAAAGCAGGAACAACAATAACCGTTACGTTTGACGCACAACAAATCGCGCAGTTAGACGTAGTACTACAAAACTCCGAAGCGTTATCGGAAATGTTTGACTCACCAGAACGCGCAAAGATAAATCAAGACAGAGTAAACAACATATACCGCGCGCTACACGGCGCAGGTTACAGATAAGAAAGGGATAAATAAAAATGGCTAAGTTAGAAGTTAAGAGAATAGATAAAATCACTATCGAAGATATAGATAGAACATATCGCGGAAAAGTTGGTTGCGCTTGCGGGTGCGGCGGTGAGTATTACGACTTCGATAACGCCGAACACGTAGACGAAATCAACAAACATATTAAATATATAAATAGCAAGTTAGCCGAAGCAGGTTTCTTCGGTACAGGCGTAGAACTTAGTAACCCTGCGTATACAAAAGTAACGCGCCTATATTTCAAAGAAGGTATTCGTTTATATAAAGACGATTACAACTCAGTAGACCGAATCACAGTAAAGGAAGGCGAAACCGCGCAATAGCGCGGTCTTACGGTAAACGCCGTAACTGACGAGCCTACTCGCAGAATAAAAAGGGATAAATAAATGCTTACACAAAACGCAACTACAACACAATATAAGTTCACTTCAAGTAGCGGATTCTTTAGAAACGTTACGGGTTCTGTTTACCTAGATAAAGAAGCGTATATCGGGGTAGCAACTAACGGCGATAAAGGAAACGTTCTAGTTAAATATCTAACTTGTAACGTAGAAGTTATAGATTTAACCGATTACTTTATAGCAAAGAAACCGTATCTAAAAGTAGAGTGGCGTATTACTTATAGAACTTGGTCGCGCGGTAAAGGAACGTACGGCGTACGCGACCACCGCCACGTAATAGATAACGACATTGTAGATTCGATACTAGGTAAAGAAACTCGCCTAGCACTACAACAAGAACTCTTCTTAACGCTATCAAAGCGTTTAGTAGAAGGATTAAACGCTTTAGGCGAATACTTAGATTCTCCCGATAATCGCGAGATTCAAGAAAGCCGTAACTATAACGACCAAAATAACTGTAAACAATGCGGCGAAAACTTCTATGACGCTCACTCACCTATCTGCTCACTTTCGGACGAATACCGAAAGGATATGTAAATGACTAGGAGAGATTTCGAGTTAATCGCGCGAGTTATTAAAAGCGCGCGCGGTCATAGCGTAGAAACGGACGCAGTATTAGATTCCGTAACAATGCGATTCGTAGGCGCGTTACGCGCGACTAACGCAGGATTTAACGAAGAGAAGTTCGTTAAGGCTTGCGGATACGTAAAGGCGTGAAGGCGAAACCGCGCGGCAACGCGCGGTCTATCGGTAAAGAACCGATACTGACGAGCCTTCGTCAGACTTTAGTAAGGGATAAGTAAATGCCAAAAAAACTACAAGCAGAAATAAAAGCAGACGGTACACGCGCTATGTTTACTACAGGACGTAAACCAGCGTTCGATACGTTAGGTAACGCTACAGAAAACGCTCGCACCGCCGAAGAAGCGTTAAAAGAAGCGCAACTTGATTGGCAAGTTTACAAATCGGGTTTACCTGTATCAGTTCAGGTAGACGCTTCACCCGATACCGAAGACTATAAAGAAATCTCGTTCAAAGATAAGTTTATGACTTATCGTTATAACCCGATTACAAACGAACCCGAAGCACTTGGCGTAGTCGGTTCACGTTACACACCCGTACAAAACGAAGAAGCGTTTTCGTTCCTTAACGCCGTAGTAGACGAATCCGGCGCGCAGTTTACGAGCGCAGGAAGTTTAGATAACGGTAAAAAAGTATTTATGTCTATGAAACTACCCGAAGGTATAAAGGTAGGCGGAGTAGATAACGTAGATATGTATTTGCTAGCGTGGAATACGCACGATGGTTCTAGTTCGTTTAGCGTTCACGTTACACCGATTCGTCTATGGTGTACGAACCAAATCCGTATGATTATTCGTACGGCTCATAGTTCGTTTACGCACCGCCACACTCCGCGTATTAACGGCAAGATTCAAGTAGCGCGCGAAACTCTTAAACTTACCTTTAAGTACGTAGAAGAGTTCGAGCGCGAAGCCGAATCGCTACTATCGCAGAAGTTCTCAGATAAAGAGTTTTATCAGTTAGTAGAAACTCTTATCCCGATAGACGAAGAGACAGAGCGCGCTCGCAACGTAGCCGAAGAAGCCCGTCAGAATCTTGTAGGGCTATGGAAAGCCCCTACTCAGGAAAATATTCTTAATACTAAGTGGGCGGCATATAACGCGGTAGCCGAATACGCAGACTGGACTAAGCCAGTACGCGGTTCGGATATTAACGCCGCACGTGCTACTAAAACGATTACAGGGTTAGCAGACCGCTTCAAGAATAAGGCTCTAACTCTTCTTTCATAAGACTATAAATAAGAAGGCGCGCTACGTAACGGTTAGCGCGCCTTCTTTAGTTTTGTCGTACGTCCAACCTAAACTAATCAAGGGAGAAACCAATGGTAATCATTAACGCAGTTCTATCCGTACTCGCTTCGAGTGCGGTATTGCTTTATCTAAAATACGATAATACTTTTCATCTAACGGTTCGCGGAAAACGAGTTTTATTTATTCTCGGTATTTTATTTTTCTTCGGACTATTTCAAGTTTCCCAGAACCTATATGTCGAGTGCGACTTACGAGATATGAACGCAAGCGACTGTAAGGTGTTTTGGGGATTCCCCTACTAAAAAGAAAGGAAGGCAAATGGCGGAATCAGTAAGAGTTCGCGTTACCGTTGTAGTAGATGTTATGACGGACGCGGACAGGTTTGAGGAATCAGTAAATAAAAAAAGCGAAAGAAATCAAATACGCAGAAATGCGGCAAGGGACGGAGTTTATTTAGCACTTAAAGGCTCTAGTTCTATATCTAATCCAGTAATAACAAAATGTCGTCTAGTTCAGGAAGGGATAGAAGATGACGAATAACGCAGTACTAGCGGTAAAGCCCGAACAAAACTTTTGGACGGACGTACAACTTGCCGCACTAAAACAAATCGGGTTAGGAGAAGCACCTAAGGCAGAACTAGGCGCGTTCTTACACCTATCGCAAAAGACGGGACTTGACCCGTTCGCACGTCAGATTTATATGATAAATCGTGGCGGAAGATACACAATACAAGCGAGTATTGACGGACTTCGTATTGTCGCACAACGTTCTAACGAGTACGCAGGACAGGTTGGACCTTACTGGTGCGGTGAGGACGGAGAATGGACGGACGTTTGGCTAAGTAAAGAACCACCCGTTGCCGCGAAAATCGGCGTTATGCGTAAAGGATTTATGGAACCGCTTTACGCCGTAGCGAAGTATGAAAGTTACGCGGTTATAGGACGTGACGGTAAGCCGTCAGGACTATGGGCGAAAATGCCCGACACAATGATAGCAAAATGCGCCGAAGCGTTAGCACTACGTAAAGCGTTTCCGCACGACCTATCGGGAATCTACGTAACCGAAGAAATGGAACAAGTAGATAATCCGACACCTGCGCCGATTAAAGCGGTAGTAGAAATCCAAGCGCAACCTAAAGTAACGGCGATAAACGCTAACGAATACATAACAAAACTAGCGCGCGCAATAGACGCTAAAACTTTAGTTACCCTAAGAAATATTTTCAAGGAATACGAACAAGAAAATATTTTAGATGTCGAGTTTGATTTAGACGGAACTACGACAACGCTACGCGCCGAAATAATGGAGAAAAAGGCAGAAATGGAATCGCGTAATGTCTAACGATTTCCTTCTTATGGAACTCGATTTCACTACGGAACTTACACCTGCGGAACGGTTTGCGGAGTTTAATAACCGTAATCCGCAGGTGTATACCGCGTTAGAACAAATGACGCGTGAAATGGTTAATCGCGGAAGAAGAAAAATCGGAATCAAGATGTTGTTTGAAGTCTTGCGGTGGAACTATTACCTAAAGACAGATGACCCGAACTCTGATTTTAAGATTAACAATAACTACGCGCCTTACTACGCTCGTTTAATAATCGAGCGAAACCCGACTTGGGAAGATGTATTCGAGTTAAGAACGATTAGGAGTAACTAATGACGCAAGAAGAAAAGTGGTTAGAGTTTTTACGTCTAGTAAACGAAAGACCGCCTTCAAAAGAAACTATTAGTCATACGACTATTACTAAGGTACGAGTAACTGAAAAACCGTTAATCGAGATTCCTTTAGATAAACTCTTTGAGTTCTACGGAAACTTAGTACTTGCCGGCTTTACGGAAGTAGAAGCCCTAGTTATTACGTGTTCGGTAGTAAATGGCTCGCGAACCGTTTAGGTGTTGGTACTGCGGACAATGGCGAATAGACGAAGCCGAACCGTGTTCTATTTGCGGTCATACGGGGAAGGAGAAACCAAGTGGTTACACCACAGGCTATAGAAAACCGCCTAGCGGTACTTAGCAAAGAAGTAGACGAAGCGCATAGGTTCTTAGAAGAAGCCGAACATAACTACCACGCGAAGAAAACCGCGTTTGAGGTAAATATGGCTCACGCACGTATGAAACTTGTAAACGAAAAAATGCGAGTACAAGACGTACAAGATACGGCTTTAATATTTTGTCGCGAGCAGTACGAAGCGTTAAATGCGGCAGAAGCAACAGTAAAAGCGGCACGTGCTAACGCAACACGTATCCGCACACAAGTAGACATAGCGCGTTCTATCGGAACGTCCGTACGCGCTTCAATAGAAATGTAAGGGATATAAATGGAAAAGGAAGAGCAGAAAGAAAAGTTAGTTTGTTCTAAATGCGGAACAGATGATTTAAGCGTAACACTAGCGAACGGAGAAAAACAACTTTCGTATCGCTACAACATATCTACAGGGTTCGTTACTTGTAATACTTGCGGAAAGGGACGCAGATGAAAATAGACGAAATGCTACTAAAGGCTTTACGTACTTACGATAAGTCGCGAGAGCGTAGCCAGCAAAAAGAAATCGGAGTAAGTCAAATCGGTGGTTGTAGGAGAGCCGTATGGTTTCAACTAAATAACGAGCCAAAAGTAAACGAAACGATTAAGTTACCTGCGTTAATGGGTACTGCGATTCATAAGTTAATCGAAGAAGCATTAGTAGCCGAAGCAGAAACTAACTGGTCTGACTATATGCTAGAGAAGGAAATAGAGTTTAACGGGCTTAAAGGTCACGTAGATTTATTTATACCTTCTGCCGGCGCGGTAATAGACTGGAAAACAACTAAGTTAAAAAACCTAGATTACTTTCCGTCTAAACAACAAAGGTGGCAAGTACATTTATACGGTTATCTTTTAGAGAATAACGGTTACGAAGTTAAGACCGTAACGCTTGTAGGAATCCCACGTGACGGGGACGAACGACACGTAAAGATTCACTCGGAAGAATATAACCGCGAAATCGCAGAAGAAGGAATCGCGTGGTTATCCGCCGTAAGAAGTGCGGATATGCCACCTGCTCCGGAACGTTTCGCAAGCCAGTTCTGCGCGCTTTACTGCCCGTACTACGGCGATAGTTGCGGTGGTAAGGGAAAAGAACTACCCGTAGAAGTTATTGAAGATACTGAAATAGTTTCTGCGGCAGAACGCTATGTAAAGATTTCTAAAGAGTTAAAAGAACTTGAAGAAAAGAAAGACGCTATCAAGGCTACTTTAGAAAACGTTAATGGTGTTACGCCTTCGGGAATCACTATATCTTGGTCTGAAACTAAAGGAAGGAGAACGATAGACGAAGAGTATGTTGCCTATTTCTTCGAGAAACACCAAGAAGAGATTCAATACAAAATAGGTAACTCTTCTATGCGTCTAACGGTTAAAGAATGACTTGGATAAAAATAGACGATAGTTTTCCAGACCACCCTAAAATCATAGGGCTAAGTAATGAAGCGTTCCGTACGCATATACACGGTTTATGTTATTGCGGACGCTTCCTTACTGACGGCTTTATACCTTCCGCCGCACTTCCGAAAATAGGCTCGTTAGAAGCCGTTAGGGAGTTGGTAGAAGCAGGTTTATGGTCTGACGAAGGTACGGCAGACGGTTTTCTAATCTACGGCTATTTAGACCACCAAACGTCTAAAAAGCAGGTAGAAGAAAAACGGGAATCTATGCGCGAACGGCAGAAGCGTTATCGCGAACGTAATAAGGAAGATAACGCCGCTACTAACGATGAAGTAACAGAGCCAGAATACAGAATACAGAATACAGAAGTCAGAATACAGAATACAGATATAACTACTAAAGAACTTCCTGCGGTTCGAGTTAAATCTGCGAAGTTATCTGTTGAACGTATTTCTAAAAAACTTGGTGACGCTCGCGCTAACGGCGTAAACGCTTGGAACTTATCAAAACTAATCGAAGAAGAGTGGGACTTATTACATAACGCTAACGATATTGGCGGTTGTATTGCTCTTACCGCTTGGTACGTCCAAGAGTTACAAAGTCGCGCTTTAAGTTCAAGCGAGATTAGCCGGATAGGTCAAATGACTAAACGCTTCGGAAGAATCGCATTATTAGCGATAGATGAAGCGGCAAGTAAGGACTTAACCGATTTAGTTAGTTACGCTTACCGCGTAGCACAAAATATGTACTCAGAAAGGAAGGCTAGTAATGGGTGAAGGACACGACCATACACACGAAGAATGTAACGGTAATCATTGGTCTATAGAAAATAACAAGTTGTTATTAACTACAGATACCGAAGAGAAACGCGAACTTCTAAAGACTGTAGTTAAAGCCGTAGAAGCCGAAGTTAGGCTTACGATTTATAACGAGATATGCGACTGGAAGCCATTAGAAAATCGAACCGCGATTATAAAAATGGCAGGTTCACTAGATAACGCGCTATTAGGAGTACAAGCGATATGCGCCGACATAGCGTTAGGAAAATCGAATGAGCGAGCAACAAGCGAATAACGAAGAAACTCGTTACGAGTTTTGTATGCGCCTTCTTAGGGGTATCCACGAAGAACGATTAACGGATACCCCTATGAACGATTTAGCCTTTGCCTATCAACAAGGACACGAAGCCGCACTCGAAGCGGCACTAAACGTTATACGGAAGGAGTTATAAATGCACTGCGGAAGAATCAACTGTATCTGTACGCACAATAACGGTTGCGAAAAAGGTTTTATATGGACTACGTATAAAGACCGTAAAGAACTTATACGAAACGGAGAAACGATAGTTGTAGAAAAGGAGTATGAAGGAGTACTCTTTTGCCCAACCTGCGACCCAGAAAGGGCTTACATACAACAAACTTCGCGCTCGCCAGAAGAACTACAACAACGATTAAGCGAGCGTTCTAAATATAAGCAGGAAGAAACCTATAAAAATAACGAAACGAGCAAAACCCGAACCCTGTAAAGGAGAAGGAAATGCCCCTATCCCTAAAAATACGTAGTGCTATAACTTTGATAACCGTTTTTATCTCGGTAGTAATCGGCTCTGCTCACGCCGAAGCACCACACGTAGAAGAACCAAAAGAAGTGTTACACGAAGCGTTCTACGACCCTAAGGCTTACGCATACCGTATAGTTTTAGATAAAGGTTGGAACGAAACTGAGTTCCGTTGCCTAGAAAAACTATGGCAAAAAGAATCTAACTGGCGTCATAAAGCCGATAATCCAACTAGCACCGCATACGGTATCGCGCAGATTTTAGGCGAAACCGAAACGCACCCTGCTAAGCAGATAGAAAAAGGAATCCGTTATATCATTCACCGATATGACACACCTTGCAACGCGTGGAAGTTCTGGCTACGAAACTTCTGGTACTAACGCTTCTTTCTTCGTAAGCGGTAAGCCCGTTCCGCAAGGTTCGTTAAAGTTTATTAACGGACACGCGATACACGTTAGAGCGCAAGACTTAGCATTATGGCGCGCCGATATTGCCCGTACTGCTAAAAGCGTCATTAACGAACCTGCGGAAGAAGGCGTAGAACTTTATTTAACGTTTAACGTTAGAAAACCTAAAACTGTTAATCGTAACGAGCCGTATATAAGACCCGATATAGATAAGTTAGCGCGCGCGGTACTTGACGGATTAACGGGAGTTGCTTATAAAGACGATGAGCAAGTAGTAAAACTTACGGCTATTAAACAATATGCCGAAACCGAAGGCGTACAGATTAGATTCGTAGATAAGAAAAAGTTAGCGTTATCGCTACAGAAAGCAGAGCAGGTAATAGACGAATATTATGACTAACTGGAAGGCGTTACGTGAAGGCGTTTTAGAACGTTGCGGCGGATATTGCGAACTTTGCGGTAAAAGACTTTATGAAGACTTTGCGCTTCATCATAGAAAACTACGTTCACGTGGCGGAAAAGATAGTATAGAAAATCTTATTGCTCTCCACCACGAGTGCCATAACTTCGGC